CAGGAGTTATATTTTGATTATCAAAATTTAAACCTTTAGACTCTTCTTTAACTCCAATAATAGCCTCTTTAACTCTATCAAATACATCTACAACCTTATCATAATTAGCAGTTAAAAAAGTTGCGGCAGCTATTGCTAGTCCAATAATTCTTCCTTGAGGAGTTAATAATTTAAAAGCGGTAAATAGTTTAGATATGATTGGAATTAATTTTAATAAAAAGAAGCTTCTTAAAATTGTAAAAGCAGTAATCATTTTACCAACTACAACTAAAATTATTCCAAAAGCAGAAGCTAAACCAGCAGTCTTTAAAGCTCCTTTTTTTTGTTCGCTTGTATATCGACTAGTAAACTTTGCTAAATCGCTTAAAGCAACAACTAAATCTTTTGCTAAAGGTAATAACTCTTGTCCTATTTCAACTCCAGCATCGTTTAAATCAGATTTTAATTTTCTTAATTGATTTGCAAAACTTTCGCTAGTTCTTGCAAAGTCTCCTACTGCGTTTTTAGATTGTTTTAATGCTAATTGATATGTTAGTGTTGCCTTTGCAACTCTATCTAATTCTTTAAATACTAATCCTTGTTCTGCTGCAAATGTTTTTAAATCAGCTTCAGTAATCGCAATACCTAAAGATTTAATACTCTCTCTTTCTCCAAGTAAAGCCTTTGTTAATGCTGCACTTGCTCCAGCAGCTCCTCCACTAAAGTTAGTAAATGATGCTAAATCAACTGCCAATTCGTTTACTTGATTTGATAATTTTAAAGCTTCTTCTTGAGTAAAACCAAAACCAGTTAATAAATCTCCAGTATCTCCTAAAAGTTGTAAGGCTGCTTGACTACTTAATCCAAAATTCTTTGCTAAATTATCAGCAGTTTTAGTAGCATCATCTCTAATATCTCTAAATACAGTATTAAATTTACTTTGTGTTTCTTCAAAATCACTGGCTAATTTCACTGCAACAGAGCCTAATCCTAATAATGGAGCAGTAAAATTTCTAGTAATACTCATTCCAATGCTAGCCATTCCATCTCCAAACTGCTTGAGCTTTCTTGTTGATTTTTTTAAATTGCTCTGAAACTGCTTATCATTTAAAGATAGTTTTACACTTAAATTCTTTTCAGCCATTTTTTTTATTTATTAAATCGTATTTTTTAGCTATATATTCAGCTCGCTTTTTTTGTTTCTCAACATCTTTAACCTCTACTCCTTTCTCCCATTCAAACTTTACAAGTTTTTGAGGAGTTAAATTTTGTCCTTTTTTAGTATGTGGCTGCAACATTAAACAAGCTAACCATCTTACTCTTTCCCATTCTCTCTTTTCTTTTGATTCTATTACGTCATTACGACCTTTTTGAATTAAAAAAAATTCGTGAAATGTTAAATTCCAAAATTCATTAGGCAACAATCCAAGCCCATAACCAACAGACTCTAATGTGTCCCAGTCTATTTCTTTGCCGCTTTCTTCTTCTTTGCGGCTTTCACGTTTCCCTCGTTTCCAAGTTTAGCACTAAATTGAGTTGAGAACACTTCTAATACTTTATTTAAAGCATCAAAATCTTCATCTAATAAATCTGCTACACTTTCAACTGTTAAAGAACATTCTTGTCCACTTACTCTTGATCCGTCTTTAATTCCGTTTAGAATCAAATAACAAGCATCATCTAAACTCATTGATTCTCCTAATTTATCTAAATCGCTTAAAGCTCTATCTGTATCTTTGCAGAACATTCTTAAAGCATTCATTCCAAATCTTAATGGATAATCCTTTCCGTTTATTAAAACTATTTCGTACATTTTTTATCGTTATTTATCGTTATTATTTAATTAAAGTTGAAGAGAGGAGGAGAATAAACTCCAACCTCAATCCAACGATAAATTCATTATGATACATCTAAAGTACCACTTCCCTCTATTGAACAAGAGTAGGTTGGAGCATCTTCAGTTCCTCCAGAAATCTCTAAAGAAGTAAGAAAACCACTTCCAGTTACTGTATAACCAGCAGCAGAAGCTAAAGCAAAAGTAAAAGTTACTGCTGTTCTAGCTAACATTTGAGTAAATAGTTCTTGCACATCAGTATCTCCAGCTACTGCTTCAAAATCCATAAGACCATCAGCACTTAAAGAAAAACTTTTTGTACCTCCTAAAAGCTCTCTGAATCCAGCAGAGTCTTTAGTTGTTATGTCTATTGTATCTACATTTGTTGAAAGTGATACGTTTTGACTGTGCATTAATTTAGCTTCAGCTCCTCCATCAGTAGGAGAAACTTTTAATATTAGCTCTGTTCCGTTAAAAATTGCCATTGTTTATTATTTTTTAATTAATTAATTATTGATTGTATCTAAAGGAGTATCTTCGTTTTTCTCCTTTTTAGATTGCTTTTTTTTATTATCTATTGCGTTATTATGCTTTAAAAAGTTATAAACTGCTCTAACTACATTATAAGATTCTCCCTCTTTATATTGTACTTCTCTACACTCAATATCTTTTTTAATCTTTACTTTATAAGTTTCCATAAATTTTATCTATTTATATTAAATCTGTAATCGTGTGCTATTTGATAAATTCCATTAGTACCACTTGTATCATCAAAAGACTCAACAGAATTTTCAAAAAATATTTTATCTACTACAACTCCGTCATAAGTACCGCTTACATAATCTAAAGCAGTTCTAACAAATCCTGACAAAGTAATTAAATCACTATATTTAGAATGTACTAAAGTAATCTGAACGCTAACATAGTCGTAAGTAGATACTCCATTTTTTGTCATATTAGGAATATCGCTAACAACTTGGTAAACTATAAAAGGAAGAGTAGGATCATTTTGACTAAACTTAAATCTAGCTGGAAATATTCTAGTAATTCCTCCAGTTGTAACTAAAGGAGCTACATTAGAATCATTACTTAAAATATTATATATTGCTTTTCCTACTTCCATTATTTCTTAAATCGTTTTTCAATCAATGCTTTTAATTGATTTGTAATATCATTTAGAGCTTGATTTCCTTTGCTTCTTGCAGCTTCATCTAACATCCTTAATCCAGCAACACCTCTAAAACCATACTCTAAAAAGTAAAAATAAAAACCACTTTTAGATTTATCTGCAAAAGCTCCCTTTACTCTTGGACCTATATAAACACTAGGAGAAACTCCTCTTCTGTTTTTTCCGTTTATTATAGCTAATGATTTTCTTAATCTTCCACTATCTTTTGGGACTAAACCTTTTAACTCTGTTAGAATTGGCTTAGCTGCTTTTCTCATTGCTTTCCTTAAAAGAGTTTTGTTTTTAGAATCTGACATATTTAAAGACTCTAAATTTCTAGCTATTTCAGCAAGTTCTTTTTTATCTATTGTTAGTCCTACATTCATTAGCTTGAGAATATATCTTTTAAATCTTTCTTAACTATTGTTAAAAGCATCTTATCCTTTCTTCCTATTTCTTTTATTCCTAAAATAGCAAAAGTATTTGATCCATTAGTTAGATAAAAATCTGGACTCGTACCTATTGCAGTCCTATATCTAATTAAACACTCAACCATTTGCTCCCCTACAAATACATCTGATTCATAAGATGTCTTTCCAGCTTTAAAATTAAAGTCTGCATAAATCGTTACACTTGTAGGAGTACCAGCTATTCTCTCTCCATAAGAGTTAGTTGTAAATGTTTGATTAAATAAAGTTAATTTTCTATCTAACTTCCCAAATATCATAATTCTAAAAATCTGTAAGGAGTTAGCATATACTCAACCATTAAAGGTATTTCTTGTACTTGTGTACCTAAAACAACATCTTGTCTATTTTCGTAGTATCTTCCAACTATAATAAGCATTGCTTGTTTTATAGCATCCTCAACTTCAGCAGCAGTACCTCCAACAACAAACTCAACCTCTACTGCGTTTGGTCTTTCGTAAGTATCAGGGAATGTACCATCATTACTCTCATATATTCTTCCTGGCTTTATCTTATCATCTAAATCATAATTAGAACTTGATAAAGTTTGTAAAACATTATTATTGTCATAATACTTTACATGAGTTACACTATCAACTATTCCAACTTGTAAATCTATATAAGGAGGGAAAACATCAAAAAATAAATTATAAGTCTGACTTATTAATCTTCTTCTTGTAAACTCCTCAACTTGATTAGTAGCAACTCCTATTAATGCAGTAATATAATCATTGTCATCATCATAATCAGAATCAACTCTTAAATGTTGTTTAGCTTCAGCTAATGTAATAGCAGTATCAGTTGGAGCAGTTTTTAAAACTAGCTTTCCATAATTTACATATCCATCAATACTGAAATAATTATAATTTAACATATATAAAAAAGTAAAAAAAGGAGAGAGCGATTAAACTCTCTCCAATTAAAATTATGCACTTAAAGTTGTATACTTCACAAAAGAAGCGCCATCAGCTACACCAAAGTCTAAATAGTTATTTAAGATTAGTCTAACCTCGCCCTCGATTGCTCTTGTATAAGGATCAACCTGAATACTCATAGGACCAAATTGTGCCATAAATACTCTTGAGAAATCTCCGAATATACCATCTCCAGAAGTTCCAGCAACAGAAGCTGGAGCAGAAGAGAAGTAGCCATTATAACCAGCCAATTTATCATCTACATAAAGAGGATAAACAGAAGCTACTTGAGCAGCACCTTTTATAGCAGAGTATAATTCCCAGCTATTAACGAAAGCTAAATTACCATCTAAACCATGGTCATCAGCAATAGTTTGAATAGCTTCTAACATATCAGAAGCAACATCAAAAGAAGCAGCTTCAGTAAAAGTAAGAACTCCACTAGTTTGAGCTATTGCTCTTGGTGCGTTAGTTACGTTAGTTGATCCGAACATTGCAGCATCAATTTGTACAGCCATATTACGAGCCATATCATTCATTACAGCAGCTTCAGCTTGTGGTCCGTTTTGAGCTAGAATCTGATTAGAAAGATTAGCATAACCAGTTACTCTGTTAGGAGATAAAGTTAATTTATCAAAGTTAGCACCACCATTAACGGCAGTTCCTACTTCTGTATTCCAGCCAACAGTTGATCCACCAGCAATAGGAAGAACAGTATCAGCAGCAACAGTACCTAAATCAGTAATACCTACTTTAGAATATAAACCAGCTTCTTGTAAAGAATCAACAAAAGCACCTACTGCCGTTGGAGCGATAGCAGAGTTTGTTTGGTCAATAGCTCTTTTTTCTTGTAGCATTGTTGGAATACCAATACCATCGATAGCCTTACGACCCTCTTTTTCTGCTTCTTGGTGCATTTCTGCTTCTAAACCAGTTAATTTTCCTCCGTTACGGATTTCATTTACTGCTTTAAATAAAGACCAATTTTTAGAAGCTCTTACTTCTTCAGAAACTGGAGCATTCTTTTTTACTTTAGAAGCTTGTAAGTTTTCAAACTTTAGACTTCTTTCAGCCATTGCACTTAATGACTCAACTTTCTCGTTTAGAGTATCGAACTCAACTTGCTCTTCAGATGTCATTTCTCTTTCTTCAACTTTACACAAGTCTACTAGAGATTCCATCTTCTCAACATTGATAGCTCTTTCCTCTAATAATGATTTACTATTTTTCATATTATTAAAAAAATTATTTGTTTTTAATGATTCTCAAACGCATTTCATTGAGGCTGCGTTGTTTTAAATCAATTTCTTCTTTTTGTACCTCTTTTAATTCTTTCTCTAAATTCTCATTTAGTTTTATTTCTTCTTGTTCTTTTTGCCAATTCTCTAATGAACGTAAAGCAAAAGAGCCAGCTTCATTATATGCTGGATAAGTAACAGAGCTAACATCGTATAAACGTGAAACCTTATTTATAGTTCTAATATTTTTTCCCTCTACATTCTCCCAAGAATCTTCCTCAACAGTAAAAGCAAAGCTAGACTGGCTTATAGTTCCATTTCTTAATAAAGTCATTAAATCATTAGCTAAAGTTGTATCTGGCATATCTGCCTCGTACTTTAAACCCCTTTCATCTACTGACAATCTTAAAGTATTATTAGTAGTTCTTGCTAAAGGTAAACCATCATGATTAATTAAAAATCTTACATCATCTTCTAATCTGCCATCAAAAGCACCAGGAGCAATAAACTCAACAAATCCTCCTAAATCATTAGATTCAGAATTAAATACTGCTCCATAACCAACGACAGTATTAACTCCATTGTCATTTCTAACTTCAATATCTGAAATATTAAAAGCTCTAATTTCTTTATTTTTCATATTATTTCTATTTTCTTCTTCTTCTATTTCTTTTATTTTTCTTTTAGTCCAATCAAAACCAGGATCTCCTCCCCACAATCCCCAAGCAATTCTTCCAGCACTAGGATAACCCTCATCTCCTTTATAAAAACCTTTTCCCTTTTTATCGACTTCGTGCCTACTTAAATATGAGAACATTCTTTTAATCGTTCTTATAGATAGATTAACTCTATTCTTTAAATCTCTAGCTCTTGCAACTCCTACTTCAGTTCCTCCTCTTCCAAACTCTGCTCTCCATTCTAAAGCTTGTTCCGCTTCGTTAGCCATCTCTTGAGTAGGCTTTGTGTTTATATCAGCTAAAGCCATTACTCAGACTCGTTTGTCGTTCCTATTGGAGCAAAGTTTAAAGGGAAATAATGAACATTGCCCTCATCAATTCTATTTAAATCTTCCATTACTCTAACTTCATTAATAGATAAAACACCCATTGAAATCATCTCTCTATAATAATCGGCTCTTGCAGCAGAATCTCCTCTTAATAAACCTTTGGAATCTAATCTAATAAAATAATTTTCTAGCTCATTCTCTCTAAATAGCTTTCTGTTTAATTCTTGCTCTATTAAAACTAAATAAGGCTGCAAAGTAAATCTTACAAAGTCAATACTCAAAGCTTCTATACTTGAGTAGTTAGCTGCTTTCTCTAAATGTCCAATTAAACTTAATGGCACTTTAAATATTCTTGCTATTTCTTCTATCTGGAATCTTCTAGTTTCTAAAAGCTGATAATCGTTTGCATTAATTTTAGACTGCTCGAAAGTCATACCCTCCTCAAGTATTGCAGTTTTACCAGCAACGAATGAGCCAGCAGTTGATTGATTCCAAGAGTTTTTTAATCTTTGGACCGCTTCTTTTGATAGTTTTCCTGGATGCTTTATAATTCCTCCTATTTGAGAACTATTACCTAAGTAGCTATTAGCAGTATCATTAGAAGCTATTGAAGTTCCTATTGTTGTTCTTTGTGATCCTATTACACTTGTTCCCTCATATCCATTAAAAGATAAATTAAAGAAATGCAACATATCCTCTTTACGGATTGCTAACTCATAATCTTTAACATCGTAATAAATATCTCCATCGTGATTAATAACTTTAACGTGTTCCGTTTTAATAGGTATTAATCCAACTGGTCGAGCTGAACTATCTCTCTCAATGTAAAAATAACTATTACCCTCAAGTAAAATATTATTCATTAAAACATCTAAAAAAGTGTATGTAGTCATGAAGTCATTAGGCCTTCTGGTTAAAAGTCTATTAACTGGATGAGATACTTCTTCTATCTTATCTCCGTCTGTTTCAACTCGATAAACT